AATAGCTGACTCATCTGTGTCTAGGCCAAAGAGCAATCCATCAGTGAACGTACCATCACCAGTAGTGCTATTTACGAATTTCATATAAGCCTGATTACTGTCAGTGGCCTTTAATTGAGCCATTACACCGCCAGCTTTTTCTAAATGTAAAAGATAATCTGGGCTGCTACTGCCAATACCAACAGCATTATTCCCTGCATCAACAAACAACATATGCTCGTTAGCGTCAGACTCAACGCGAAAGTTGAGGTTTCGTCCCCCGTCGTTAAATACGCTTTCTGTGCCATTAACTCTTAGGCGATTGCGAGACACACCGCCAACGTAAGTCTCAAGCTGGAAAAGCCCGTCTTCTACGCCGTCATTAACGTTTTCAATTTCAGTCTGTATTTCAGCATAATCAATTCGCTCGTCGGCGCTGTTCATTCCTTGGAAGATTAACCTTGATAGGCCATCGCCATTCGCTGGACTAACAGAGTTCCTCCACAGTCTAATGTTTGGGCCGCCAGAACTGTTTGCGCTGGAACTTTCAAAGGTAGTCATAGCGCCAGCAGAAGTGCTTTTTACATGCAATCCTGCTTCAGGGAGGCTAGTGCCAATACCCAAAGACTCCGCAGAACTATCCCAGAACAAAGATTGACTGGTGCCGCTGGAATTGTAGAAGCTGATGTCGCCTCCTGATGAAATATGTTGCCTTACAACTCCACCTGTATGAAATTGCATACTTTCACCAGAAGTACCACTACCAGTATCAGCTTTTAATAAAAGAGAACCACTTGCACCAGCAATGGAAGCAATAAGGTTATTATCAGTATCTTTAAATTCTAATGTTGGGGTTGCATCTTGGATAATAGCATCGCCATCAACAGTCAAACCATCAGCAGTCACTGTGCCAGTTACGTCGATGCCTGTGGAGGTTGTGGCTAGTTTTGCTGAACCGTCGTAGTAAACAGTTGACGCACCGCCATTGCTACCTACAAAATAATCTTTAGAGCCAGTAAAATTTTGTAGCTTTACGTTAGTAGAGCCTTGAATTAGTAAGTCACCGTCGCCTCTGTCTACAATAGAAGAGTTAGTGCCATCGTGTTTAATTACAAGGTCGCCATTAGTTGCGTCACCAAATCTGATAGACACATTATCAGCCACGTTAATGTCAGCAGAGGTAGTCAGTCCCGGTACAGTAACAGTCCCAGTAAACGTAGGTGATGCTATAGGAGCCTTAGCATCCAACTGTGTCTGAACATTAGATGTAACACCGTCAACGTAGTTTAGCTCTGCTGTGGTAGCAGTAACGCCATCCATAATGTTAAGTTCTGCTGTTGTTGCTGTAACACCATCAAGTATATTAAGTTCTGCCGCAGTAGACGTTACACCATCAAGGATATTTAGCTCAGCAGCAGTACTTGTAACACCATCAAGAATGTTTAGCTCTGCTGCTGTAGACGTTACGCCATCTAAGATATTAAGTTCCGCAGTGGTGCTGGTGATACCGTCTAGTACATTTAGCTCAGCAGTAGTTACAGTAGCCCCGTCCAGAATCTCTAGTTCTGCTTCAGTAATTGTAGCGGAGCCAATAGTAAACGAAGTACCAATGGTAGGAGTGTTAAGGGTAGGTGACGTAAGAGTCTTATTGGTTAACGTCTGCGTACCTGTGAGGGTAGCTACAGTGCTGTCAATAGCAAAGGTTACAGCGTTGCCAGAGCCACTAGTGTCAACACCAGTGCCTCCAGTAAACGTAAGTGTCTCACTGTCTAAGTCAATGCTTAGAGCACCGCCAGAGTCTGCTTGAAAGTCTAAGTCCTGTGCAGTTACCTGTGAGTCTACATAGGCTTTGATGGACTGCTGTGTAGCTAGTTTAGTTGCACTGTTGGAAGACATATCGTCTTCATCTTTAATGCCAGTTACAGTAGCGCCATCGCCAGCAATGTTAATGCTAGTGTTAGCTACAATAGTTGTACCTGTGATAGCAGCAGCAGTAGATGCGCCTACAGTAGTGCCATCTATAGCACCGCCATTTAAATCTACAGTTGGTATAGTTACAGTGCCAGTAAACGTAGGACCAGCTATGTTTGCCTTAGTTGCAATAGCAGTCTGTATGTTGTCAAACTCTGTATCAATCTCAGTACCTTTGACAATCTTTCCAGAGTTACCGGAAGGTAAACTGTCTTTTGCTGCAAAGTTAGTTGTCTTTGTGTAATCACTCATTATACAAGCCTACCTATAATAGCTTCAGTATTTAATTCTTGCAACGACAGAGCGCCACCATCTATAGTGGCCTCTAGTCCAATTGTTGCTACTTTTCCTGACCCTGTTGCCTTTACTTTAGCAACGTCAATAATAATTGAAGCACTGTATTCTGATGTGCTTACGTTATATTCTGAGACTCCATACTCTGCAATTAAGCTAGTAGCAATACTAACTGACTGCTTTGTAAAGGACTCTGTATAGTCGTAGGCCCAGTTACCTACAACTGTAGCTCCTGACCCACCAATTACAGTAAAAGATAGCTCTTTAAGCATTTTTAATCTAGAGGGGTCTCCAAACGACAAAGGATTTGTAAAATACTTAAAAGTATAAGACTCCCCATCATCATCAAAATTATCGTATTCGTTAATCCCTTTAATAGTGCCTAAGTATAAAGTGTTACTCTGTAAAACTGCCCCACATAATACTTTAGTGCCTACCCACTTTGTAGCCCTATAACTACCGTCTTCTAAAGTTCCTCTAATGTCAAACACATAAACTTCATTACTAGTAGGTAAAAACAATAGATAAAAAGAATTTTCTGAGCTGTATACACTTTTAATGTTAAGTGCTTCAGAGTTAACAGATACCATCATTGTGTCTCTTACATTCTTAGACACGTTACCTATAGGGTTAGATTTTTCTTGTATAACTCTACCTAAACTACGTAGGCCAGACTCAGACAAGAAGATTAAGTCTGTGCCTATAGCTTGTACGCTGTCTCTAGCAATACATCCAATGCCAGTGATAACATCAGATAACGTCATGCTGGAAGGAGATGAAGCACCAGAATACAATAGAATGCTTCTCTTACAAAAAATAACTAAAAAGTTGTTAAACTCTCGTACAGCTACTATCTCATCAAAGCCTTCAGGGAATACAGTGGTTAAGTCTAGTGACCCTGAGCTACCCCCTGTCCAAGCGTGACCGTTAAGTAAATCACTGAAAAACAAAGTATGCTTGTTACCAGTAACATCAGCTACCCAGAGTCTACCGAAAGCAGCGCATGCTTCATTACCTTGAGGGGCAGTGCCTGTAGAGTGTGAATGATCGCTAATGTTATCTAAAACACCAGAGCCAGACTCATCAGTATATATTAGCGGCTCATGACCACGTTGAAAAAAGTAAGCATGATTGTTTAAACTAACTATCTTCCAGTTATTAGCTGTAGGTGTATAGCTAGAAGGAGTTATATCAGTAAGTGTTGATGTCCCTGTAAATACTTTATTGTTACCCGTAGAGAATACAACCTTGTCGCCACTTTCGTCTATGTACTCAAAGATAGTCTCTATGCCAATACTAGACCCTAAAGGCGTAGCACTGCTTGTGAGCTTCTTTAGACCCTTGCGTGCTGCAATCCTGCCGTACTTGTCAATAACAGCATTCTCAGCTATAGACGCAAAAGCAGGGTCTTGTGTTACAGGAGAGTCCTGTGTGTTAAGACCTTTGAAGCCGGGAGCGCCTATGTATATGTTTTGACGTTCTTGAGCCATTAGGGCACCGTGTAAATAAATTCTTCAGGATTCTTGTAGGCATCTATTGCAACAGCATCTGACAAATGCTTGTCCGCAATTAAGAAGTAATCCTGTGCAGTAGTACCACCTGTTTCACCACGTTCTCTAGCTAACAAAGCTACAGCGTTATGAATAATAGCATTCTTAGGTAACACTGTAGTGTCTGTATCGTTAACTAGTTCAGCTTCTCTAGCAATTAAGTCAAAGCGCATAGAGTACACTGCGTCAGGCTTAGGGTACACTTGTACTTTA